GTACTTCACGACGCCCTTGTTCCGCATCACGCGGACATAGCCGAAGCCGACGTCCGGCGCCGGGGTGTCCGTGATGGTGTACTCGCCGCTGCTCACGGTCTCGCCCAGCAGGTTGCCGCGCACCGTGTCAGAGAGGCCCGTGGGCTCGAAGTCCATCGTGTAGCCAAGGATGCCGTTGTCGCTGTCCAGTTCAATGTCGTCGCCGTAGAAATGGCCGTCAGCGCGGTCCCAGTTGATGCTGGCGCTCACCGCTTCAGCCACCACGAAACCGGCGCCGTAGGTGATGCTCGTCCCGGGAGTGTAGGTCGCCACGAGGGCCGCCACCGGGTAAACCATACCGACATTCGCGTTCATGTCTTATCCCTCCGTTTTTCCGTTTGCTATGGCCTCGAAGGCGGTCTCGACGACTTCCTTCATGGCCTGTTCCGTTTTCGATTTCGCCTTCCGCGCCGCGGTCCGCACGAAGGTCTGCTTCCGCATGAAACTTGTCCCGGAGTTGATCGCGTTCACGATCACCGGGATCGGCTTCAGCTTTCCCTTCAGGTACGCGTATCCGCTGTTCGCGTAGCCGACGCTCGTCTGCACTTCCGTGCCGTTCTTGTCGAACTTCGCGATGCCGGGGTCAGCCTGCATCACGATTTCCTTTTCCTCCGGGCTGGGGAGCCGGTAATCGTTCGCCCCCGCCCACTTAAAAGGAGCGGTCCTGATGGATTCCGCTCCCTTCGCCACTTCGCCCCGCATGAGGCCCGCACCCTTGTAGACCGCCTGGGATGCCACGCCCGGGGCCTTGTCGGCCATCGTCGTCAGCATCTTGCTGATCTCTTCCGTGCCTTCGACTTTCATCTGGTAGGCCATCAGGTGCCACCTGCCTCAGCCGGTTCGTCCTCGTCCTCCGGTTCGTCCAGGCACTCGAACACCCACTCGACGTGGAACAGCCCGGTGCTCGTCTCGTACTGGGTGCTGCTCAGCTCCCAGCTGGCGCCGAAGATCTCCGTCAGGATCTCCTCGGTCGCGTCGATCAGGTCGTTCCTGTCCGTCAGCTTCGGATAGAACAGGTCCAGGCTGCCTTCCCAGGCGCGGTCCTGCTTCTCGCCGTCGCCGTTCAGCTGTCCGCTCTCGCCTTCAAGCTGGACCACGTAGTACGCGCCTTCCGGTCGCGTCTTCCAGCCGTACTCCGCCACGGGCGTGCTGGTCAGCTTCAGGGCGGCCACCAGCGCTTCATACTCTGAAGGCATCAGCCCACCCCCTCAGCCTGTATCGGCTGCGGCAGGGGCACCGCGTTCCCGGCCTCCCGCTGCAGCGTCAGTTCGATGCCGTCCGTCTCCGTGATGTAGGTCCGCAGGATGTTGTAGCGCATCCCGGCCAGTTCGCACTTCCGCTCGCCCAGGTACTCGAAGTCGTGCGCCAGGATCACCTTCAGCTCCGGGTTCAGTCCGATGCCCATCGCCTGATAGGCTTCCGTCATGCCGATGCTCTTCACCGTGCACGGCACGGTCCGCTTCGTCTCCGTGGGATCTGTTCCCACGCCGCCGGCATACGGCACCTCTGTGATCAGGTCGACCACGTTCGCCTTCATCATCAGCAGTCACCGTCCCCGTCGTACGTCGTGTAGCTGTCCGCGTGCATCAGCTGGACCTTCTGGGTCTCGTAGGCGTCCAGCAGTTTGTCGTAGTTCGGCGGGTTGCCGAACCGCATAGCCGCATAGGTGATGATCGCCCGCATGGCCAGCGGATCCTTCAGCGTGCTCCTGTCCGTCACGGCGTCGTTCGTCCCGACTGTCAGGATCACACTCCCCGGCAGGCGGACGCCGGCGATCTCCAGGTCCTTCGCGCCCGCTCTCAGCAGGTCCGCGATTTCGGTGTCGTACCAGTCGGACGTCACCCGCAGCGCTTTCTTCGCTTCCTTCAGCATCGTCATCACCTCTTTGTCGCAAAAAGTAAGGGCGGGCGAGTGCCGTCTCCCGCCCGGCAAAACAGCCCGAAGGCCGGTTTACCCGTTTTCATGTCCCCTCATCACGGTATCCCGGAAGGCCTCGTCAACGGACACCCGCATGATGTGGCCGATCTTCAGCCGGCTGTCGCAGTGGAACTTGATGTCCAGTTTCCGCGCCCGCCAGCAGAAGGTGAGGTCCTCGCCCATGCCCGCGATCGGGAAGAACGGCACGCCGTAGATCCCCATCGCCTCCAGCACGTCGACGCGCATCAGCAGGCAGGCGAACCCGCACGCCTCCACCTCGAACAGCTGATCCCTGGGATAGTCGTACCAGTTGTCAGCGTGAGGATGGATCATCTGGCCCTTCTGTTCGACCTCCAGCCGCTTGAAGATACACGGGCGGAACGGGGGCCGCCTGCCGAAGCAGAGCCCGCTCACCGCCTGCCGCCCTTCAATGTCCTCCAGAAGCCGGTCCAGAAGGTCCGGTTCAAACGTCATGTCGCTGTCAAGCCACAGGACGTAGTCGAAGCATCCCCTGTCCCGCACGTACTTCGCCAGTTGGTTCCGCGCGTCGTAAACCAGGGAGGCTTTCAGGTATTTCACTTCGATTTCGCCCGGGTTGTGGTGCAGGAGCAATTCCGTCAGGCAGTCTGTGAAGTCCGCCTCGATAACATCCATGCAGGGTATCGCGATCAGGGTTTTCATCAGGTCAGCACTCCTTTTGAAAAGCCTCAGGGCGGAGGATCGCTCCCCCGCCCCGGGTTATGCAGTTGTTATGGCCTATCAGGTCGTGGCCACGTAGTAGACGATGGCGTTCGCGTCGGCCAGCTTGCCGTCAGCCAGGGTCATGGCGCGGTACACAGCGGAGCCGGTACGGAAAGCCGCTTCCTCGGACCTCTTCACTTCGATGCCCTTCGCCAGGTTCAGCTTGTAGGCCTTGAAGTCGCCGAAGAGCAGGTCGTCCGCGGGGCAGTTGCCGTCGAGGATGGCCGGGTAGCCCAGGATGTTGAACTTCCGGTTCGCCTGGGGCTCGTTCACCACGACGCGCTGGCCGGCGGTGTCCACCATGCCCAGGATCTTGCCGAAGAACAGGCTGGGGTTCATGCAGAAGCTGGCGTTCGGATGATACTGTCCGGGCAGCGCACCCATGATGGTGCACACGTCGCCCCACTTGATGCCGGAACGCTTGAAGGTGCCGTCCGCGGAGGACTTGGTGGTGAGGATGCCGGTGGCCTGGGTGGTGCCGAGACCGGTCAGGATGCCGGCGTCCAGGGCCTTCTCGATCTTGTTGACCAGCCGGTCGACCAGCCAGGTCTCGAACGCGTCGACGCTCATCGCGTCAACATCCGCGGTGATTTCGACCGTCTTGATCAGCTTGTAGGCGCCCAGGCTGATGGCCTGAATGCTGTCAGCGCTGTCAGTGGCTTCGGAGCCCATGGAAACCCACGCGGCCTCGTTGATGCTGTTCTCAGCGGGATAGGTCACGTAGCCGGGGATCTGGGTCATGTCGACCGCGGCGATCATGGGGTTCAGCTCCAGCTTGCCGACGATCTGGTTCATGGTCTGGGTGGGGATCGCGGCGGTGGCCGTCACGGCGGTCCGCTCTTCCGCGGTCAGTTCCTTGCCCTGCAGGTCGCGCAGGAAAGCGTCACGGTACTCAGGGCTGTTCACAGCAAAACGTTCTTCCATTTTCTTTTCCTCCATTTTAAATTCTTTGATGACAGGATCCAGGCGGCTCTCCGCCACTTCCTGCCGCAGTTCCTCCGCCTTCGCGGCGGCTTCTTCGCGGGCATTCAGTTCGGCCTTGATGGCTTCCAGCTCGTTCGCCCGCTCCTCGAGCTCTTCCGTGGTGGCGCCTTCGGTGTCCATGCCGGCCAGTTCGGCCTGCCTGGCTTCCAGCTGCTCCACGTTCATCTCGTCAAACTTCATTGTGTTTGACCTCCTGTGTCAGTTTTTCCAGCCGCTCAAGAGCCGCCCTCCGGCGCTCCTGCTCAGCCTCCGCGGCACGTTCCTCCGCCAGCTGCTCCCTCGCGCTCTCCAGCGAGGCTTTGACGCTCTCCAGCGCATCGCCTTCGGAAGCTGCCTGAATGCTCGTGCCTTCATACGCCGGGAACGCGACCGCACTCACCTCGAAGACCCTGTCAATGCTGCGGATATGCCGCAGCGGGCTCTCGGTGTCCAGTCCTTCCCAGCTATCTTTATCCACCGTGAACGCGAACGACATTCCGGAAATGTC